AGTAGAGTAGCTGGACGGGAATGGAGACCCAAATGCGCCGCCTAGCGGCGCTCCCCCGCCCCCGCCGTACCGCCGATTGTAGAGCGCCGCCGCCATCGCGTTCTCACCGATCCCGCTCAGCGCACCCTGTAAGGCGGACTGGCCGCCCATATAGCTGGAGGCGCGAGCCTGACCGGCCTGCTCGATCCCTTGCCCGAGCGCCTGACCGGCCCCGAGCATGGTGTTGGCGATGTTGGCCCCAGTCTGAACGCCAAGCTGACCAGTCTGCGCCGCCATAGACGCCCCCGGCGAGGCAAGACCCTGCAAAGCGCGGAGCTGAAGTTCGCGCTGCTGAAGGAAGCGATTATAGGCGTTGCCGTATTCCTGACTGCCCATCTCCTGCCCGAAGCGGGCGGCTTCTTTCAGCGCGGCGCCGGACTGAAGCCCGGCTCGAGCAGCGGCTGAGCGGTCGATGGCCTGCTGGCCCTGCTGCACGCGAAAGGCGTAGCCGGGGTCAGCCTGATAGTCCGCCATGCTGAATGGCTGCGCGTAGGATCCGTAGCCGGCAGCGGCCTGATTGCCGCCGATGCCGTAAAGCTCCTGCATCCGGTTGGTCGCCGCGACGCCGCCCAGCCGGAACGGCTCCATGCGAGCGACCGACTCTTCATACATCTTCTGCTGCTGCTGGCGCGCTGCTTCAGCCTGCTGGGCCTGTATCAGCGCCGACATCATCGACGCCTGCGACTGGGCCTGACCGGCCTGTCGAGCAGCGCCCGCGCCCATGATGCCGCTGATGCCGCTAGCTGCCGCGCCGCCGAGTGCTGCGATTGTGAAAGGGTCCATTACTGCCTCACTCGTAGAAGATGTTGACGCTGCCCGCGTCGAAAGTGCCTGCCGTTATTACAGAGAGAACCGACAGCGCGCCCGCCAGCGTTTTGGTCGACGACGCCAGATAATAGGAGTTTGTCCCTGTAGACACGATATTACTGGACGTGACCCATATGTTGCCGCTCACACGCGTAAGTATGGCGTGTCCGTTAAAAACATACGCCGCGCCCGATCCTACGCCGGGCACAAGGAAACTGAACGTAGTAGAACTTGTTACGTTGACGCTGCTGCCACCATACGAAATGGCGCTATCGTAGCCTGTAGTCTCTACGCCAGCGGCAGGGCCTATGCGTATGTAAATGTCCGACGCAGCAGCGGTGCTGACACCGTTCAGCATAACCGTAACCCGGTTTACCCAAGTAGGGATACCAGTGAAATCTTTATTACTTCCTGTGGTTGTGGACTGAGCGGTGCCAGTCGTTATCGGGCGATATACGCCACCGATCAAACTGTCTTTCAGTAAGACGCCGTCAATTGTAACGCCAGCCGCTGCCGTGCGTTCGCTGATAGTATCGGTGATGACAGAAGTTGTAGCGGTAATGGTGGCGGAAGACGCGATGTCGCCCAGCACGTCCAACTCAACGCCTGCGGACGGCGTCTTGCCGACGCCAACAAGCCCTGTGTCCGTGACGCGTATCCGCTCCACGCTGTTAGTTGTAAAGGTCAGCGACCGCGCGCCAGCCGCAGCAATATCTGTTAAAGATGCGCCCGGCGTTATCTTAGCGTAGAGCGTCCCGGCCGTCGCCGTGAACGCAAGGTTGCCGCCGGAGATATCCACTTTCTCGGACGGCGCTGCCGTCCCTACGCCCAACCGGCCCTGATTGTCTACGACAGTCGGTGTCGAGTCCGGGTCCGCTTCGTCCTGAACGCGAAGCGCCAGACCTGTGCCGGTCTGGGTGATCTTGAGCGCCGGGCTGGACGAACTGGTGTCAATTGTCACGTTGCCGGACAGCGCCGGCGACACGCCCGAAATAGGTGCGGAAATATAGTCGACCGTCCAGATCTCGACGTCATTGGCGTCGGTCAGCTTGAACTTGAAGTTCGCGCCGCTCAGCCAAATGCTGGCCTCGCCCCGAGCGTTCAAAATTACAGGATTAGGATTAGCCGTAGCGCCGGTATTGTCGGTATAGGTCGCCTGCGGCGTCGTTGTGCCGGCCTGATAGGTGTAGACCTTCCCGCCCACCAATGGCTCGCCGTTGATGTCGAAAAACTGCATCTTGGGGGATGGGGTAAGAACCGCCATTATTCACCTATATTGCACGACACGGTCAGAATGACCGAGGGGATGGCCGGGCAGAACGCGGTTGCCGGATCAGCCAGAATTTGCGCACCTGTATTGGATGTCGCCCACATTAACTCAAAGTAGTCGCCTGTATTCATCCTTAACACAAAATTCCACGCGGCGACATAGGCGTCATTTACACCTTGCATATGTATTTTCGTAGCCGAATCAGGGATATCTGTTCCGTTTACGCGAGCCCATATAAAAACAGTTTTTCCGGCTCCAGTAGTGCTTTCAAGCTGCGCCGAAAACTGGAAGTTGTAGGCCCCCGGCCTGTCTACATATATGCGGGAGGTAGGCGTGCCTCGATAGACGCCGGCCGACAGATCTGTGTTGTTGAACGTGATGGCGTAGGCAGTGTTCGGGGCTGCCGCTGTCTGGTCCGTCGTGTCGTAGAACGTGCCGTAGCGCAGAGACCCGCTGCCAAGGACCGCGAAGATGTTGTAGAAGAACCGATACCATTCGCGAGAGATCAGGTCCGTGAACGTGATCGGGACGCGGGACGCCGGGATTTGAGAGATGTTCTCAGGCATTGGTCGGGCTCAGGATAAGTTCTGCACCCATAATCGCAATCTTGACCGGATCGGTGCCGGAGATCTCATAAACACGGTCGCGCAACTTCTGTGTCATGCCCAGACGCCGCCAGATGACGCGCTTGCCGTATTGCCCGGTCTGGCCCATAGACTTCCAATGTTCGTTTGACCATGTGTGGCCGCCATCGTCCGACCACCGAAGCATAACCTGCGGATCGTTGCCCTGCCCGGTTACAAGCCCAACGCCCGATTCGCAATCAAGTTGAAGACTGTGCTGGGCGGTTCGCTTCAGGTCATTCTGCCCGGTTGGCAGAGCCCGCCATGACCGAAGCCACTTCTGAACCAGCCCGGCTTCGGAATATACGTTCATGTCGTAAGCATACAGAGTGCCGGTAACATAGTCACCAATGACAATCTCATTGGCAAAGTTCATCTGACACTGTCCAAGATGCCGGGTAAAGTTATTGTTCTCCCATCCGGCGCGCTCGTGCCAGACGCCGGTCGACACGTCGAACACCCATGTCGTGTTGGCGGTCGGGAAGTTCAGCACATAGAAGGCATGGCCGTCTTGCTGATAGGTATATGCGACGGCGTCGGCCAGCGTCGTGTATTGCTGGATCTGCCACTCGACGGCGTGCGTCGAGACGCGCTCGCCGGTATAACCCTTAGACCTGTAGACAATGCCGTTACCGCGGGCGTCCTTGCCGAGCCAGAACAGCGCGTTGTCCAGTTTGGCGACCGAATACGGAGCCTGACAGCCAATTTCATTGAACGCGCCCTGAATACGGGCGAGCGGAAAGTCGGGCAGCCCTGCGTTATACCAGACCTCGACCGACGTCTGCCCAAACAGCCAGACTTCGCGATGATCGACGATCAGCGTGACAAGGTCATCTGGCGAGCCTTCTGCGCTGGCAAAATCAAGCGGATCGACTGACGTGCCGTCATAGAGCGACGTCACCCAGAATTTCTGGCTGTTGGGTTCGTTGAAGACAAAATAGCCATCCAGAAAGCCAACACCTACGGCGCCGTAAAAATCCGGGTCTGTGATCTGCGCGAACACGTCCGTGTTGGCGTTGTAGATGTAGCCGTTGGCTCCAGCCGCAATGAAAAGCTGTATGCCGTTGTCGACCATATTGACCGGATTGGTTCCGGCAACGAGCCCCTTGTCGGTGTAATTCCAGTTTGAATCTATCTGATAGAAGCGGTTGCCCGACACCGCATAGGCGTAGTCGCCATAGGTCCAAAGCCCTCGAACCGGACCGGTCGGAAGCTGGACGAGCTGGCGCAGCCCCGGCGCGCGCTGAAGATACGCCGGCTGCTTGCCGCCATCAGCAACGATCTCGGGAAACAGGTTCACCATCCGGTTGTCCGCAGCGTTGACGCTGCGGGCGACATAGCTGGAGCCAAGGATTTT